GATACCAGATATTATTCTGCTCTAGTTCTGCTATACCCTCTGATAACCAGTCCTGCATCTCTCCGTATTTACTATCAAATGATTTATCATGATTACCGGCAATAAACACTATATGTCTATACTTAGGTTTAATGCGCATTAACCAACCAAAGAAATCTTCTACATCACTCTTACCACCTCTATTACTAAAGTCACCAGCATGTATTAATATATCACCATCAGGAAGATTCACTTCTTCATGCATTGTGTGCGTGTCAGATATACAAACTATTCTCATGTTAATAGATATGTTACAAATGCTGTTAAAATAGAACCACCGGTAAGTACTAAAAATAGTAGTAACCAGATTAATTTAATTTTTGTGTTCTTCATAAATGTTGTAAGTTATTGATATATAATAAGATTAAAATCTTTAGGGGTTATTAAACTTTTTAGCTACTTTATATAAAACCAGGTAACCAATTAAATCAGTGATAACATCCTCATCCTCATCAGATTGAGCATTTTTAATCCTATTTAATTTGTCATCTATTCTTACTAATATCTGTTCAGTATTACTACTTTTAGATAGTATTCTGATAGGATTTACTGCAGAGTCACCATACTTTCTATTCTTATCTAGAAGTAACTCTTTAATCTCATCACAGGTCTCAGCAATTAATGTTTGGGTATGGGTCATAACCTTCAAATATAAAAAATAAAGGGGATATTTCTACCCCCTTTTAAGACTGTGTAACTTCCAGTGTTCCATTATATTATTAAACTCCGGCATGAATGGTACATCCCCGGATTCTTTAATGTAATGTGCATTCATATTCTTGTAAACATAAGTGCTATTAAAGAAGTGTTTAACTGTGTAATGCTTGTTAAAGACAAACTCTTTAAACATCCACAACCTGAATTCACCAAAAGCTTGGATATAGTATTCACAGTAAGAGTCTTTGATAAGATTTCTTCTTTTGTAGTACTGGAATCTATCTACATACAGTTTACGCATTCTGTTAAATTTGTATATAACAGAGTACAATTGATTAAAGCCCAGCAACATTAAAGGTGCCAGGATAATTAAAGTTAGTTTTGTCTTCATAATTAAAATTTTTGGAAAACACTATGCGTCATCGTCCATTTGATAGAATGATGGATTGTTTTCATCAGTGCCGTTAAGTATTTCATCTTTAGTAATATATTTTTCTAGCATATACCGGCTGTTGTAGCACTCTTCACAAAGTACATCTTGTTCAGGTATTTCTACACAGCAGTAGTTACATTGATTTGGCATTTTCTTTAAGTTTAGCTCTTCTATAAAGTCTAGCAAAAGTTTCTCTGTTAGTACCCATTTTTATACCACCACGCCCGTGGCTAAATTCTAACTCTTCTTTAATAATAAGGGCAGCATATTGTCTAGCAGTAAAACCTTTTAGGTCTAGTTTGAGAGGGGTGCTTTGATCGGGGGATGACATAAGTAGTTTTCTAAGACAATGTCGTTAACAGAACTACAAAAGATTCCATCTCTAACATGTACAGTGGGTAATGGATAAGGTGTTCTTGTAATTTGTTCTTGAGCTTGTTCAATATGATTAAGATAAAGATGAGTATCACCTAAGTTACCAATTAGTTGATCAGGTATCATGTTAACCTCATCAGCAATCATAGTCAAGAGAAGAGCATAGGAGGCGATATTGAAGGGTAACATTTACATTCTATTACAGTCGCAACTCTGTAATACGTTCTCTTATGAACTGCTGCATATTGCTATGCAGATTAGACTATATCTTCACTCATTTCTGAGGACTAGCTTTTCCACTACCATTAGCTTGTAGTGTACTCCCAAAAGGGATAGTCGTTAGGCATTTATTTATAAAAATAGTTTTTAAACTTAGGGTTAGGACTTTTAATCCTAAAAAGTAAAGTTGAGGCATTTTTTGAAAGTTTTCTAGAAGCTTCGCTTAGTGACTTAAACTCTTTCCCTTCTATAGATACAGGTTTTTCCTGTGGACCATAATAGTGACCTTGTTTTTTCTCACTTAAACGTTTTTTAAATTCTTCAGAGTGTTTTTTTCCATAGAAAGGATTATGTTCTCCACTTCTGTTTCTGCAACTACTACAAGTAGTGTTTACAGAATCAATTCGGTTTCCACATAAACAAAAGGTTTTACCCCCTCTCCAATTAGGATTCTCTTCTTTGTATCTAGGTTTAACAGGCTTACAAAGTTTTAGTCTTTCTGATGCTTCTTTAATTAGTCTTTCTTTTTCAGGGTGATTTTCTATTAAAAATCCACCAGAGGCAGAAGAAGAGACATTATAACAATGTTCTCTTTCCACCTTATCTAACATTGATTGTTCTACTTCTTTGTAATTTTCACAATGAATCATCTCAATAAATATAAAGGGTTTTTCTCCATATTTATTAAAAGCTCTTTGCATATGTATACAATGATGAACATTCTTTTTTAGATGCTGAAAATGAGTTAACTTTCTTTTCCTTAAGTTTTTTGAACTTCCTAAATAGAATTTACCATTAATTAAGTTTAAGATTATATATATTCCAGACTTCATATCTGCAATATAATACAATTTAAACGGTAAACCTAGTAAAGTGTCCATATATTTTTATAAAATTTAGCACGGGATTGTCCTTAAAGGAGTTTCCCCGTTTAACTAGTTTTTACTTGAGCTTTTTACCTACCCAAGAATGTATCTACTGAACGTTGATTCCACATTAAAGAGATTGCTCTGGTTGGTATGTTAGCTTGAGTTAAAGCCACATCGATAGTATTTTCTATTGCATCTCCCAAGTTTAATTTTATAAACGGTACTTCTATTTTATTTTCAAATTTAGAGTTATAATTTTCTACTCTTTCTGCTCTACTCAACTCTCTTGTATAAACTTGAAATCCATAATGACAAGGTGGAAGAACCATATCTTCAAGAGCATCTACATTCCAAGCACTAACCATTAATCTTCTAGAGTCTGGATTGTGTTTAAGATTATAGATTAGACTTTTAATCTGGTCAATTGAACCTCCTGCTAAGTCTGTTGAAGGCCATCTTCTCCACTGAGCACCATAAATAGGACCTAACTCACCGTATCTAGCAGCAAAGTCAGAATTAGTCTTGATTTGTTCTGCAAACGCTTCTATAGTGTAAGCATGATTATCGTCTGGTCTTGCTTCACGGTAAGATTTATAAGCGTCTCCTGTCCAAATATTACATCCGTTGTCTAAAAGGTATTTAATGTTAGTGTCACCCTTTAAAAACCACAGTAACTCAGTTACTATTGTCTTCCAAGGCATCTTCTTAGTGGTTAAGAGAGGAAATCCATCACTCATCCTGTGTCTGATGGTGTAGCCAAAGATTGACTTAGTACCTGTTCCTGTTCTATCTGACTTCTCTACTCCGTAATCTAAGATAGATTGAAGTAAGATCTGGTATTGTTTGTCTATGCTGTTCATCCGTTAAAGTCTGAGTATTTAAGTCCCCACTGTAAGTTAAACCAAGTCATTTCGTTTTCAGCTCGTTTCTTAGTGAATTTTAACTCTTTTCTTAAGTAAGCAATGCTCCACTGTTTCCACTCTTCTGCTTGTGCAGTAGTCATAGTCCACTGAGTATACCAATCGTCTGTTCTATCTTTAATGTCTTCGTACGTAACTTGATGACCAGCAATAACAAACATCTGATTAAGGATATCTATCATTGCTTTTCTTCTTTTTTCGTCTCTTGTTATTCGTTTTGCCATAATTCGTAAATGCTATTTGTTGTTGCAAACTTAATGTAGTTTTCTTTCTGTTCCAAAATCTCTGTAACAGTAGTAGTCAGCCAGGTATAAGACATTCTTTGAGGATCTAGGATAAGCGACCTACCTACTGCAGGTTCATCATGTAGTTCTTTAAATTTACCATCTTCAGACCACTCAATCCATCCAGCTTTGTGACCTACGTTAGATAAGCCATCTCTTTCCCTGACTAACTTGTATCTGAAGAGATCCTCTACGTTTAAGTTTATTTTAACTTGTTCTATTTTGGTCATTTTGTATTTGTATTAGTTCTTGTTTTATCTCTTGGTACATTTCTATTACTTTTCTGTTTTGCCAAGCATGATGCTCTAATGCTTCTATAATCTTGTCTACAGAAATCAAGGAGCAAGTAATCGCTTCATTGTACCTCTTCTCACAACTCAATAGTCCTTCTTTATGGGACCCATTGTTAGGCAACTGATAATAAAAGTCATTAATCAGCTGCCTAGCTGGTGTTGGATTAATAATATCTTCTAGCATAACTTACCTCCAGTCGATTTTGGTATAACTAGCTGCACCTGTATCCATGATACGATCCCATCTATACCAATTATACTGACTATTCTCATCCCATATTTTGTCTTTTACAAACTCCTCATGATAGTCTTGTAGGTTTTTTCTAATCCTATTAAACTTCTCTACATAGGCTATTGCAAGTTGTTCATCGTGTGTAACAAACACAAGGTTCTCATAGTAAGTGTCGTAACTTCCTGTGGGATAACTAACTAAGTACATTATTTGATTTTGCATGATTTACATTGGTCCGTCACCTCACCCTTGACTAGTCTACACCATCCTTCTATACCTTCTTGATGCTGATAGAAAGGACAAGACTTAATCCAGTAAGGGAATAACTCTTTTTGCTGTGCGTTTTTCTTAAAGTCTGGAACATAGCAGTAAGGAGTATTCTTAGGGATTCTCTTCTTTAGTTTTCTAGGAATTCTCATCTGTATCTTTATTTGTTATGTTACGGCTTACACCAGTATAAATCATAGAATATGTAAATGAAATAAGTATTATTGCCGCAATTCCTAGTAAAACATAAAAACTCTTATGTATTCCTATAACTAACAAAATTAGTAGTACTAGTATTAATATTGAAATTAAGTGTGTTTTCATTGTCCACTTCCTTGTATTTTATCACGCATCCATTTTGCGCCATAAATTCTACCAAATTTTTCTGCACCTGTTGGTTCACACAAAGATTGCATTTCAGCCCATTTTTCTATCTCCTCATCACTTAGTAGTTC